TAGTAAGGGTGGCTTTAATAAAGTTAGTAATCACGAAGTTATGGGTTCACAATTAGTAGGTGAGATTGATGGACAGCCCGTGTCTGCTAAAGGGTCTTTAAAATATTACGAAGATTTATTATAATAATGGCCAAGAGTGGTTTAAAAAAATGGTTTTCTGAAAAATGGGTGGACATTGGTTCAAAAAAAGCTGATGGTTCATATGCTAAATGTGGTCGTAGTAAACTAAAAGCCGACAAGAAAAGAAAATATCCTAAATGTGTACCACTAGCTAAAGCGAGAAGAATGTCTGAATCGCAAAGACGAAGTGCGGTAAAACGAAAAAGAGCAAAAGCTCAAGGAGTGGGTGGTAAACCCACAAATGTAAAAACCTTTGCAAGTAAGGGTATGTTGATTGAAACTTATTATCAAGATATACTGTAATTTAAGGAGTTGTTATGAAAAATAAAAACAAAGATAAATTTTTAGTGGGTGGCCAAGCTAAAATAGATAAGAATAAAAATGATAGAATTGACGCTGAAGACTTTAAAATATTAAGAGAAGAAAATAATATGAAAGATGGTGGCGTAACAAGTGCTATTAGAAAAATTAGAGGTATAGGTATGGCAAAAGGTGGATTTAAAAAGAAAACACCAATTTATTAGGATGAATTATGGCCACATCAGGAACAACTTCATTTGATCTCAATATTGATGATATCATTCAAGAAGCATACGAACGTTGTGCTGCAAGAACCAACAGTGGGTATGATTTAAAATCGGCAAGACGAAGTTTAAATATTCTTTTTTCAGAATGGGGAAACCGCGGGGTGCACCTTTGGAAAGTAGAACTCAAAGAACAATTACTGACGAACGGGACGGCGACTTACACAGCACCGACCAATGCGAACGACATACTAGAAGCGTACGTAAGTACAACTACGGGTCAATCCACCACTACCAACGATGTTTCGCTAACAAAGATCAGTAGGAGTGAATATGCCGCTTTACCAAATAAAGGGTCAAAGGGACAACCTAGTCAATACTATGTTGATCGTTTAACAACACCTACGATTACATTATATCAGACACCCGATGCTGTAACTTATACATATTTGAAGTATTATTATTTAAAAAGAATTGAAGATTCTGGAGCATATACAAATACAGCAGATGTTGTGTTTAGGTTTATACCTTGTATGGTAGCGGGTTTGGCGTATTACTTGTCTATGAAGTATAATCCACAAGTAGTGCAACAGAATAAACTGATATATGAAGATGAACTTTCACGAGCGCTTAATGAAGACGGTCAAAGAACATCTGTATATATAACGCCACAAACATATTATCCACAGGGGTTTTAGATGAAAAATTTTAGAATGAGAAAAATGAAAAATGGAGGTTATTTAACGGGGTTAGAAAAATACCCAAGTCTTCAAACAACTATTCAAAATTACAGAGACAGACTTAAAAATGATCAAGATTTACTTCAAAAATTTGATAAAACTGCTCAATCTCAAATGCAAGCTACAGCAAATATGCCTGCTGCTGAAAGATCAGCATACATTGCAGATATTCAAAAACAGTATGCAAAACCTTCAGATGAACAATTTGCTACAATTAAAGCAGACTTACAAAGTGACAAAAGAATTAGTCCAACCTATAGGTATCCTGTAGATACAGAATCTTATGGACCTACTCAGGGATATTACAGAAATTTATCAAAAGAAATTGGTGAACAACAAAAAAATATTGATGCTCTGAAGGTAACTGAAACTTCTACTAAAAAAGTACCTGTTTACACTTATTATGAGGGACGTAGTGGTACTCCAGGATTAGCAGGAAATAGACCAGGTGTGGCTACAACGACAACAGAAATCCCAAAAGGTTCTATTTATTCTCCAGGAGGAGGAGGAGGAGGTCTGTCAGTTCCTCAACCAGCAGGTTATAGAAGTCCAACAGGGCAATTTTATTCTAAAACTGGAACTAAAAATGTTACTGTATCAAATACTCGTGCTGCAAAAGCAGGAGATCCTGAATATGACAAAGCGCAAAGGGAGTTAGCAAGACTTCAAAAAAGACACGATTACAGAAATATCTATTCATCTAACCAAGGTAATCAATTAACAGGTCAAAACATTTATTCAAGTTTAGGAATAACTTCTCCCTCACCTCAACAAACAAGTAGGCCACTTAATCGTCCACAAACAGCCTTTGCTTCATTTATAAAACCTAAAACTTTAAATAAAGGTGGTGAAATAAAAGGTAGCGGAAAAGCGATAAGAGGTTTTAAATTTGGAGGAATTAAATAGTGGGTTATGCAAGAGGTAAATATGCGCAAGCAATTTCAGACCGCTCTGGTATGGCTTTTCCATATAACGAAATGGTCAAAGAGTGGAATGGTTCTTTTGTTCACAAGTCGGAATTTGAAGCAAAACATCCTCAGATAAGAAGAAAACATATTAAGGCAGATGCGATAGCACTAGCAAATGCTAGACCAAGAACTCCTGATAACACAGGTGATTTTGTTTTATATGTTACAAATGGTTTACTTACAAATCCTGGTATGAGACCAAGCGATGGTCAAGGTATTTTAGGCACCGAACTTCGAAGCTACAATGCAACACTGTCACTTGGTAATGTAAACATCTCAACAGTAGACATCATAACTCAAACTTTTGTTGTTACTGTGGTTGGTGGTAACCCCTCTAATCATCCGTATCATAATGTGGGATCAACTAACAAATTTGCTATTGGTGGGTCTACTGCTACTGCTGATGTTACCTTGACTGTTGAAGAAGGAAAAACATATCGTTTTGATCAAAGTGACTCATCGAACAACAATCACCCTTTGAAAATAAGTGCCACACCAAATGGTACACATGGGGGCGGGTCTGAATACACTACTGGAGTAACCTTTAATGGTGTGCCTGGACAAAGTGGTGCTTATACAGAAATTACTGTAGCGGTAGGAGCCCCTACGCTCTATTATTACTGCCAAAACCATTCAGCGATGGGGTGGACAATTAATACTTAGGAATTGATATGGCTATTACTTATTCAAATTTTTTAACACAAGTACGTAACTACACAGAAGTTGATTCAAATGTTTTAACAGATAGTCTTTTAGATGAATTTATAAGACACGTTGAAGTTGATATTGCAGGTAAAGTTGATTATGACGATTTAAGAAAGTATTCTACATCTAACACAATTACTTCACAAAGATATTTAACGATGCCCTCTGATCTAATTTATTTACGTTCAGTGCAAATAACAAATTCAGGAGTAAGAACATTTTTAGAAAAAAGAGATACAAGTTTTATATCAGAGTACAATTCATCTGATTCAACAGACGTTCCTAAATATTATGCTAATTGGGATGATCTTACTATTGTTTTAGCGCCCGTGCCAAATGCGGAGTATACAGTGCAAATTAATTATATAATAGACCCACCACATTTTGATGGATCTAATAATACTTATTTATCAACTTATCAAGAAGCTATGCTTTTGAATGGTGTTTTAACTGAATGTTTCAGGTATTTAAAAGGACCAGCTGAACTATACAAAGTGTATTTTGATAAGTATAATGAAGATGTTCAATCATTTGCTTTACAGCAAATGGGACAACGTAGAAGAGGACAGTATGAGGAAGGCGTTCCAAGATTGCCCATACAGTCACCTTCACCTTAATTTTATGGAGTAATAATATGGCTATAACAACAAGTGTACTAACAAACTCATTTAAGAAAGAGTTGCTTGAAGGAACACACAACTTCAAACAATCTGGAGGAAATAGTTTTAAGTTATCTTTATATACAAATTCCGCTACTCTAGGTAAATCTACAACAAGTTTCACAACTGATAACCAAGTATCAAATACTGGTCAATATGCAAGTGGTGGTGGAGCTTTAGTAAACGGAGGCACTTCAGTTGCTACTAATACTGCAATTGTAGATTTTGCAGATCGTTCTTTTACTGGAGTTACTTTGACGGCAAGAGGAGCTTTGATATATAATGATACCGCATCTGGGGATCCTGCTGTAGCTGTTCTGGATTTTGGTTCTGATAAGTCAGCTACCTCTGGAACATTTACAATTCAATTTCCTGCGTTTACAACATCTGCTGCCATTATAAGAATTAGTTAAGGTTAGATATGTCTAGCACTTGGGGTTCTTATACTTGGGGACAAGGTAACTGGGGAGAAAATGCTAATACCACTTTAACATTAAGTGGTCTTACAATGACATCTGCTATTGGAGCTGTTCAGCAAGCGAATGTAGGAGAGGCAACAGGCATTGCTTTAACCCCTGCTATAGGTTCAAGTTCAATTACAGGTGATGCAAATGTTACACTTACTGGACTAAGTAGCACTTTATCTTTCGGATCTTTCTCAGCCACTCCAGGACAAGAAGTAGCATTAACTGGATTAAGTCTGAGTCTTACACTAGGAAACGCTGCCGATGTAGTCAGCACTCCAATTTTAGTAAATGGTTTTAATTTAACGTCTAGTTTAGGCACCACTGCTATAACAGGCTGGGCAGAAGTAAATAGAGGTTCAACTTCAACTTGGACAGAGGTTGATAAAGCTGCGTAAGTCGCTTATAATACATTTAAAGGATAATTATGGTTTCATACACAAACAGTTTAGGAATTGAACTTCAAGTTACAGGCACTAATTCAGGAACTTGGGGTACAAAAACAAATAACAATTTTGAATTATTTGAACAAGCTATTGCTGGTTATCAAGATGTTTCAATTGCAGGTGGTGCACAAACTACTGCATTACAAATGTCTGATGCAACAATATCTAATGCTCGAAATGCAGTTATAAAATTATCAGGAACAATAACAGGTAACCAAATTGTAACTATTCCAAATAGTATTGAAAAAGTCTACATAATATCAAACGAAACTTCAGGTGCACATACAGTTCAATTTAAAACTGTGAGTGGCACTGGATACACTTTTGCAGCAGCCGATAAAACAAAAAGAGTTTTATATTCAGACGGAACAAATATTGTTGATACAGGAATTGTCACAACGGCATCAACGGACACTTTATCTAACAAAACATTTTCGGGCACAATTACAAATTCAGGAACGATTGTTGGTGGTGGTGTTAGTGCTGTAACTTTAACTAAGCCTAAATTTGCAGATGCTGGTTTTATTGCTGATTCAAACGGAAACGAACAAATAATATTTCAAGAAACAGCCAGTGCGGTAAATGAATTAGAGGTTACAAACGCAGCTACGGGAAATGATGTAGGACTTGCAGTAAGTGGTGGTGATACAAATGTAGGTTTAGCTTTTACTGCTAAAGGTAATGGTAAGTTTAAATTTAACGATGCTGCTTATTTTCCTGAAGTTACACTAACAGATGGAGCAACAATAAATTGGGATGTGCAAGCAGCACCTGTTGCAAAGGTAACTTTAGGTGGAAATAGAACTTTTGCGGCACCGACAAATGGGTCAACAGGACAGTTTGTATCGCTTTTAATAATTCAAGATGGCACAGGAAGTCGTGTACCAACCTTCAATGCAATATTCGAATTCACCGCAGACACTGCTCCAACATTAACTACTACTGCTGCAAAAGGTGATCTTTTTGTATTCTATTATAATGGTTCAAAGTTTCTCGAGGTGGGAAGAAATTTAAATTTAACACTTAGTTAGGAAATATTATGTGGGCACAAGTAAAAAATGAACAGGTTATAAAAATTTTTAACGGAGCACAAGCTTTTAAAATTGGTGATTATCAATATTCAAGTGGTGTTTTCTCAAAATGGAGTAAATCCCAATTAGCAGAAATAGGTATATACCCAGTACATCAAGACAGAACAAATTATAAAAATGGTGGATTTCACAAAAATACAGGTCACACTTATACTGTAGATGATAAAAATAAAGTTGTAAAAATGGCTTGGGGTAAAGCAACTGCACATAGTTTGATAGATGTGGAAGTTAAAGATGCAGATGGAAAAAATCTTTTAGATTCAAATGGTAACAAAATTATTAATAAAGGTTTAAAGACAGCTAAAAAAGAGGAAATAAACAGACAAGCTCATAATATTCTAAATGAAACTGATTGGTATGTTGTTAAAGCAAGTGAAGTTTCTGACTATACTCTTCCAACAAATATAGCAAAATTCAGAGCGGCAGTGAGAACAAAATGTAATACAATGCAAACACAAATCGATAATGCAAGTGATGTTGATGCTCTGCAAACTCTTTTTGAATATACCAACACTGGAACTGAAAAAGATCCAGTTATTAAAAGACCTTTAGGGGAGTTTCCAAAGCTGGAGGATTTCTAAATGCCTTTAATTCTAGGAGCGAATAGTGTTAGAGGTGCAGCCGTACACCAAATAGCCCAGTCAATTCGTTTTAATGATGATGATTCACCAGCTTTAAATAAAACATATTCTGGTGCTGGTTCAAGAGTAAAATTTACATATAGTTGTTGGCTTAAAGTAGCAACTACTGATACTGGTAGTGGTTTTCCTTTGTTCAATGGAGGAACTGGCACATCTGATACTACTTGGTCTGGTGTAGCTTATTATCAAGGTATGATATATGCACAAGGTTATAATACAAACTGGAGAATAACAACAAGAAAACTAAGAGACCCTGCAGCTTGGTATCATATAGTTTATGTATGGGACACAGGTCAAGTAGCTGATACTGAAAGAATAAAAATATTTATAAATGGTGTTAGAGAAACAGAATTTTCTACACTTAATCATCCAGCTAAAGATGCACAGTCTGGAATAAATCAAGCAGCACAACATAGTATAGGTTATCAATCAAGAACAGTTGGTTATGGTTATGCAGATGCTTATATGACAGAAATGGTATTTATAGATGGACAAGCACTAGACCCATCTAGCTTTGCTGAATATAATGAAAATGGAATATGGGTTCCTAAAGATGTAAGTGGTCTGACATTTGGTACTAATGGTTTTCATATTGATGGTAGAGATAGTGCAGACCTTGGAGATGATGAATCAGGGCAAGGTAATGATTACACATCTACAGGACTTGCAGCACATGACCAAGTTAGTGACTCACCTACAAATAATTTTTGTGTAATGAGTCCGATTGATAAAACATTCAATTCTATGTCAGAAGGTAATTTAAAAACTACGGGTGGTACAAATAATACAGGTGGTAGAGGAACAATGGGTTTCAAAAGTGGTAAATGGTATTGGGAAATGTATGTAAATACTTATTCTGATACTTATCCTGGAAGTGGTGTAGTTTACCCTAATTATTTATATGGAGGAAATAACTATGCGGGAGGTGCAACAGATCTTGGTGCGGGTGCTGCGCACACTGGAAATAATTGGTATAAGCAAAGCACTTCCAATACACAATATGGAAGCGCTCCCTCATCAGGTAACATTTACATGTATGCCTTAGATAGAGATAACAATAAAATATATTGGGGTGTGGATGGTACATGGAGAAATAGTGGAGATCCTGCAGGTGGTACTGGTGCAGTAGCAGATAGTTTATCACACTATGATGATGGAACTTGGATGCCTTATGTAACACATGGCTCAAATGCGGGTGCATCGGTAGGAACATTTAATTTTGGACAAGACGGAACTTTTGCTGGTGCTACAACTGCGGGTGGTAACAGTGATGGCAACGGAATAGGAAACTTTAAATATTCGGTTCCAAGTGGTTTTTTAGCTTTGTGCACAAAGAATTTAGGGAGTTAATATGGCAGCACCAACAATACCAAATGGCGAAGAACATTTCTTTTCAGTAACTTATTCTGGGAATGGTCAAGGACAAAGAGTCGGTAAGTTTGTACCTTTTACTGATAATGGTACGATTGCGAATAGTTGTTTATTCAATAGTGCAGATAGTGCTTATCTAACAAGAACACCTAGTTCAAGTGGAAGTGGTACAACTTTTACAGTTAGCTTTTGGTTTAAGATAGGGAAACTAGGACATTCTGGAG